TGCTTCTTATGGCACTTTTTCTACTGGTGTTAATATTCGAAATCTTCACAATGTTATCTTTGCTTCTCCCAGTAAATCGAGAATCAGAAATCTTCAATCAATCGGTAGAGTTCTTAGAAAAGGTGAAAACAAAGTAAAAGCAACTCTATATGACATTGCCGATGATATTAGTTATAAATCAAGAAAGAATTATACATTAAATCATCTTATTGAGAGAATTAAAATTTATAATGAAGAGAACTTCAATTATGAGATTGTAAACGTCGCTCTTAAAAACTAATGGGAGAAGAATTTTATAGTGTAATTAAATTGGTAACGGGTGAAGAAATATTTTCTTTAGTATGCGTTGATGAAAATGATGGAGATCCTATTATTATTCTTCACAATCCTGTTATCATGAAGATAGTCAGTAATCATATCGGTCAATATGTTAAGGTAAAACCTTGGTTGGAAATTCCGGATGATGATATGTTTGTAATTAAATACGATAAGATCGTAACTATGACAGAAGTTAAAGAAGGATCAATGATTAACTTCTATAAGAGATATCTGGACAATGAAGATGTTGATATTGAATTAGATGGAAAAGTGAATATTTCCGATAAAATGGGATATATCTCTACTGTAGAAGATGCTCGTAAGAATCTAGAAAAGATCTTTAAAGATCTCAATTAATATCTAAATTATTATCTTCAAACCTAACAAAGGTATTATACACATATTTCACATACTTGTCAAGCTATTAAAGTTATGTAAAGTATGTTATAATATACATAATATTTTTTTATCCATAGAGATCAATGTTATGTCCAAAAAAAAATCAGAGCATTATGTAAACAATAAAGAGTTATTAGAGGCATTGATATTATATCGAAGCAAAGTTGCAAAAGCACGGGAAAAGTTCGTTGAGAAATACGATACAGAACCACCAAAGTCAGGACCTTGGGAAGGAAAACCTAGAATTCCCAACTACCTAGGCGAATGCTTCTTAAAGATTGCAACACATCTTTCATATAAACCCAATTTTGTTAACTATATGTTCAGGGACGATATGATCTCTGATGGTATTGAAAACTGCGTCCAATATATTCATAATTTTAATCCAGAAAGATCTCAAAATCCTTTTGCTTACTTTACTCAGATTATTCACTATGCGTTTCTGAGAAGAATACAAAAAGAAAAGAAACAACTGGAAATCAAGACTAAGATTATTGAAAGAACTGGTTTTGATGAGGTTATGATGATTGACGACAGCTTGCTTTCTGGCAGCAGTTCGGAGTATAATGCGATGAAGGACAACATCCAATATCGAAGCAATCGATGAAAATCGCAATTTTAACAGACAGTCATTTCGGTGCCCGCAAAGGTTCCAAACATCTTCACGATCACTTTGAACTCTTCTATAAGAATGTTTTCTTTCCTGCCCTAGAAGAGCACGGAGTAGAGACAGTCATTCATATGGGTGATGCCTTTGATAGTCGTAAGTCAATTGATTATCAAAGTTTAGAGTGGGCAAAGCGTGTAGTATTTGAACCTCTTAAAAACTATGAAGTTCATATGATTATAGGTAATCACGATTGTTATTATAAGAATACCAATAGTGTAAACTCTCCTAGTCTTTTACTTCAGACGTATTCAAATATTCGTACCTATAGTTCTCCACAAACCATTAAAGTTTGTGGTCTAGACATTATGATGGTTCCCTGGATTTGTAGTGAGAACTATGATGAAACCTTAAATCAAATCAAAAAGTCCAAAGCAAAGATTGCAATGGGGCATTTGGAACTTCAAGGTTTCCGTGTTAATCGCAATCTTGTGATGGAAGAACACGGAATGAATGCAAATATTTTTGATAAGTTTACTAAAGTATTCTCTGGACATTATCATACTCGTTCTGATAATGGAAAAATCTTTTATCTTGGAAATACTTATGAGATGTATTGGAATGATGTGAATGATCCTCGTGGATTTCATATCTTTGATACCGAAACTCTCACTCATACTCCAGTAAATAATCCTCATAAATTATTTTATAATATTTACTATGAGGATACTCCTTATCAAATGTTTGATGCAACTGAGTATGAAAACAAGATTGTTAAGGTTATTGTTCGTAAAAAATCAAATTCAAAATCTTTTGAAAAGTTTATTGATAAACTTTATACTGCAGGTGTCCAAGAACTCAAGATTATTGAAAACTTTGATATTCAGGAAAGTGCGGAGTTTGAAGTTGATGAAGAAGAAAATACTATTTCAATTCTAAATCGTTATATTGATGAAGCAGAATTTGAATATGATAAAAATATCATCAAAGGAATTTTTCAAGATCTTTATAGGCAAGCTTGCGAAGTTGAGTAATGTTTCTTCTCACTCTTAAAGATAAAAAGGACGATGGAGCATATGCCGTTCAGAATAGATACGGTGAAAAAGTTCTTTTTCTCTTTGAGGAAGAGGATGATGCCTTTAGATATGCTCTAATGCTTGAAGATCAAGATGAGAAAGAAATGGAAGTTGTGGAAGTGGATGGCGCACTTGCCATAATGACTTGTAGACGCTATAATTACAAATATGCAGTGATTACTTCAAACGACATTGTTATTCCTCCTAATCTGAATGATAACCTTTAAGACGATAAAATGGAAGAACTTTTTAAGTACTGGTAATAACTGGACTGAAATAGATTTCCAAAAACATAATACAAATCTAATTATCGGAACAAATGGTGCAGGCAAATCCACTGTATTGGATGCGCTTACTTTTGTGCTGTTCAATCGCCCGTTTCGTAAAATCAATAAACCACAACTTCCCAATAGTACCAACGAAAAGGATTGTTTGGTTGAGATTGAGTTCTCGGTAAACAATAAAGAATATCTTGTTCGTCGTGGAATTAAACCGAATATTTTTGATATTGAGGTTAATGGTAATCAACTTCATAAGGAAGCAGATGATCGTGCGAATCAAAAAATTCTAGAAGAAAATATTCTCAAGGTCAATTATAAGTCTTTTACACAGATTGTGATTCTGGGTTCTAGTAATTTTGTACCTTTTATGCAATTGGCTACGGCAAATCGTCGTGAAGTTATTGAAGATCTGTTGGATATTCGTATCTTCTCTGCAATGAACGCTCTTATCAAAGATAAGATTCGTATAGAGAAAGAACAGATCAAATCTTTAGAGTCTCGTAAAGAAAATCTCAAAGATAAGGAGAAAATGCAGAAAAACTTTATCGAAGAGTTGGAAAATCGCGGTAAAGAAAATATCGAAAATCGTAAGGTAAAGGTATCTCAACTTATGGGTGAAGTTGATATCCATATGCGTGAGAATTCTATTACTGAAGAGGATATCTTTAAGTTTACGAAAGAACTTGAAGAAGTAAATGGTGCTGCTGATAAACTTAAAAAACTTGGAAATCTGAAAGGTAAAATTTCTCAGAAAGTATCTGCTATCACTACAGAACATAAATTTTTTACAGAAAATACGGTATGCCCTACCTGCACTCAGGATATTGATGAAAGATTCCGCCTAGATAGAATTGCAGATGCTCAAAATAAAGCAAAGGAATTGCAATCTGGTTATAAAGACCTTGAAGATACCATCAAGATGGAAGAAGAGAGGGAGCGTCAATTCACCTTACTTTCAAAGGAGATAACGAAACTCAATCATGAGATTTCTCAAAACAATACTAGGATTTCACTCAATCAGCGACAGATCAGAGATCTTGAATCTGAAATTCAAACTATTACCGAACAACTTGAAAATCGAAATACTGAGCATGAAAAGTTAGAGGAGTTTAGAGAAAATCTGCAAAAAACATTTGAGAGTCTTTCAAAGAAGAAGGATGAGGTTGTTTATTATGATTTTGCATACTCTCTTCTTAAAGATGATGGGGTAAAGACGAAGATCATCAAAAAATATCTTCCCTTCATCAATCAGCAAGTTAACCGTTATCTTCAGATGATGGACTTCTATATTAACTTTAATCTTGATGAGGAATTCAATGAATCTATTCAATCTCCTATTCACGAAAACTTCTCATATTCCTCATTCTCTGAGGGAGAGAAAATGCGAGTAGACTTATCTCTACTCTTTACTTGGAGAGAAGTTGCAAGATTGAAGAACTCTGTAAATACAAATCTATTGATTATGGATGAGGTATTTGATAGTTCTCTTGATGGATTTGGAACTGATGAGTTTCTTAAGATCATTCGTTATGTGATTAAAGATGCTAACATCTTTGTGATATCTCATAAGTCTGAACTTCACGATAAGTTTGATAATGTTATTAGATTTGATAAGAAAGGTGGATTTTCTTATAAAACTGAATCATAGGGACGATTTTTAAAGTGGCACACGAACCCGATAGGATTGATATTTTTATAGATAGAATGCTGTCTAAACTAGACCGTTGGATCTATGGCCCACCACAAAATCTGGGAAAGTGGACGCCACCCGTCGCGTCGTCCCGACAAGGGGAAGAAGAAACCTCAGGCAATTCGCCAAGCGAAAAAAAGAATGAAGAATCTTAAGAAGCGTCTCAATCAAAGAGATGCTTCTTTTTTTATAAATACCTAAAAAAGTAGTTTTAAGATGAATTCCCAAGAACTTCGTGCTATTCAAAAAGCTTATACTCAAGTTTATGCTCCCCAAGAACTTGATGAAGCAGAAGTCCTTGCACAAAAAGGTGGTGTTCCTGGTTCTGTAAAAGTAAAACCAACATTGTCTATACCTGGAACTGATATTGGTGTTGGACCAAACAAACCTGTTCCTGGAACATTTACGACTACTACTCCAGCGCAAAGAGAAAAAATTTCTAAAGGTGATACAACGATTGATCGTGGTCTTTATAAGCAATCTAGAGTTGGAGCAGGTCCTACTGCAGATGAAAGATCTAGGTACAATACTGCAAAAGTTCAACAAGGATCTGCAGATAGAATGAAGATTGAGGAAGTTGACCTCTATGATGTAATCCTTTCACATCTTCTTGATGAAGGATATGCTGATACCGAAGAGGCAGCAACTGCTATTATGGTCAATATGAGTGAAGAGTGGAGAGATAGTATTGTTGAAATGACTGATTTTGAAGCAGGTGGTGGTAATGCTAAAATGAAAAAATCTGGAATGAGTAAAGATCAAGTTATTGCTCTTGGGCAGAAAAATATGGCAGCAAAACCTTCATCTACTTCTAATTCTGGTAGTTCTAATTCTAGTGGTGGAATAACACCAGGAGATTATAATATTAATTTTGGACCTAAAAAAGAACCAAAACAAGAACCAGCACCATATACTCCACCTAGAAGTCTTACTAGGAAACCTTATGGTCCAGCTACTGCAAAAAGTATATTCCAAAAACCAGATTATGATGTTCCTTCTTTTGCAGATATGAAGGATGATCAAATGAGATCCCAAGCACAAGATGCTGATGAGTGGTTAGTAAAAGCAGGAAAACAAAAACCTGGATATAAAGGAACTCAGAATATCGCAAATAAAACGATTGCAAAACAAAGAGCATATTACGGACAAAAGTGAAAACCTTTAAACAGTTTATTTCAGAAGCAGATATTGAAAATGCCCCAAACTATGATAGTAGGAAGGCAGCAATTCAAATGACAAAAACTGGATATGCTAAAGCAAAGGCAAGTGGAAATACTGAAGTTGCTGATGCAATAGGTGCCGAAGCTCATCTTTTAAAATATCCCGAGCATACTAACTACAGACCAAAATCTCCTTTGTCTCAGGATATTCCAAGAATAACACAAATGCAAAAACAATCTCAAAAAAGACAAGGATTATAAATAATTGAAAAAGTATTTTTGTAAAGATGAACTCAAAAGAATTTCGCACTCTTCAAGAATCATATCTTGCAGTATATGATAACGATATTAGAGAAAAACTAGAATTCGAGTCTTGGGTCAATAATCTTCTCGAAGAAGGTTATGATTTGAGTGATTATACTTGGGATGAGATGTATGAGCATTATATTCAACTCGATGAGGGTAGAAACACTAGCCTACAAGCACTTTCACGTGAATCAGAACAACGTAAAGCTGATAAAAAAAGAGGAAGACCAGAAGCAGAGGTTGAAAGACACAGTAGATTAATGATGGGTCCTTTTAGACCTGGTGCTTCTCAGGAAGAGAGGGCAGAAGGTGGCCGCCAGGTACTTAAAGTAAGAAACAAAGTTCCTAAAAAGGGTGGGAAAGATATGTTTGAGCATATTTTGGAGCACCTGGTTGCCGAAGGTTATGCTGATACAAATGAAGCGGCCCTTGCTATTATGGCAAATATGAGTGACAATTGGAAAGAGAGTATTGTTGAATCTATGGATCCAGATAGTCCTGGAAACACTCATAGTCTTGCGGATGCCCATAGGGCAAATGATAGAGTTAAGGAATTGAAGAAAAAGCACGGAGACAACTGGGAGAAATTTGTCCCACGCACAAAAGTAAAAGGTGTTTGAAAGAGGACCAATTTCCAAACTGTCCACTCGGGTGCCCAAAGGCACCCTTTTTTTATAAATAACTAAAAAGTAGTTGTAAGATGAATTCCCAAGATATTCGCAATCTTCAAGAAGCATATTTGAATGTTTATGAACAGGAAACTGGTAGGGGTCCTAGAATATCGGATACTTATGATATGCGAGATGCTGAGGGTGGACCTAAAGGTGGTGGAACAATAAAAGGACCAAAAATGAAAAATGTCATAAGAAAAGAAGAAACTGACCTCTACGACATCATTCTCTCACATCTAATCAATGAAGGATATGCTGATAATGAAGAGGCAGCACTCCAAATCATGGCAAACATGGGTGGAGAGTGGATAGAGAGTATTGTTGAAGGTGCTCCTGCAGCAGATGAGGCAGCAAGACGTGCTGAGCAGCAAAATGCAGTTGGTGCGGCAATTCAAGCAAATCCAAAAGCATTTGCCGCTGCAGCGCGAGATGAGGCCGCTGCTCGTGCTAAAAGACGTAGAAAACATCTGGAAAATGTAGACAAGAATAATCGCTGATCATAAAACCACTTTCTAAACTGGCACACTGGGGGGTCGCAAGACCTCCTTTTTTTGTATAATACGGTCAGTTCAAAAAACACCAATGTCTGTCAATTTTGAAGTAAAAGGAATGCTTGCTCGTCTTCTGGCGACAGAAGATATTGTTGTTGAACATAAAAAAGTAGAAACTGCTTGCTTTAATGTCCATACCAGAGTTCTTACTCTCCCGATGTGGGAGAAGGCAAGCAATAATGTTTATGATTTGCTTGTAGCCCATGAGTGCGGGCATTCAATTTTTACCGATGATATTGACTGGTCTAAAACACGCAAAATCCCCCCTCAGTTTGTGAATGTGACTGAGGATGCACGGGTTGAGAAGTTGATGAAGCGTAAATATGCTGGACTTGCTAAAACTTTCTTTAATGGTTATAAGGAGTTAAACGATGAGGACTTCTTTCAGTTAGAGAATGAAGATACTTCTACTTATAATCTTGCTGATCGTGCGAATCTTTATTTTAAAGTTGGTAATTTTCTCTCTCTCAATTTTACGGTAGAAGAGTGGGAAATTATTGACCAAATCGGTACGGCAGAAACCTTTAGTGAGGCACTAGATGCTGCTGAGGTTCTCTATAAGTATTGTAAGCAAAAGCAGCAGGAAGAAACTAAAATCAATCTAGATTCTCATGAAATTCCACAATCTGGTGGAAATTCTCCTGCTTCTGATTTCTCAGATCAACAGGAAGTTGACAATGACCAACCTGAAATAGAGAGTGGCGATGGTGCAAGTTCTGATCAAACTGGCGAACAGAAATCTCAAGAACAACAACAAAAACAAAAAGTTAAAAGTGAGCAAGGTGGTGAAACATCTGAACCTGGAGTCAAGACTGTTGGTAATCTTGAAAAAGCACTCAAAGATCTTGTGAATCTGGATGGTTGGGAAAATGTTTATTTGGAGATTCCAAAATTGAATGTGAATCAAATCATCGTAAATAATATTGAGATTCACAATCAGTGCAAGCAATCTTGGGCATCATATCTGCATCATACTGAATATTCCCATGAAGAAATCTTTGGTGAGGTAGATAAAGATTTTCGTGAGTTTAAGCGTTCGGCACAGAAGGAAGTTAACTATCTTGTAAAGGAGTTTGAATGTCGTAAGGCAGCAGATAGTTATGCTCGTGCCACAACTGCCCGCACAGGCGTTCTAGACTGCTCTAAACTGCATACATACAAATACAATGAAGACCTGTTCCGTAAGGTTACAACCCTTGCAAACGGCAAGAATCACGGTCTGGTGTTCATTCTAGACTGGTCTGGTTCGATGAGTCGTGTGATGTTGGATACTGTGAAGCAACTTTTTAATCTTATTTGGTTCTGTAAAAAAGTTAATATTCCTTTTGAAGTTTATGCCTTTACGAATGATTATCCAGTTTTTAAGTATGATAGAAATAATACATCAATTATATCCCAACCTTTGTATCAGAAAAAAGATGGATCAATTCATATTGCCGAACACTTTTCTCTGATGAATATGTTTACCAGTAAGATAAATGGTAAAACTTTAGAAGATCAGATGTTGAATATCTACAGGATTGCCCGCAGTTTTAGTGATGAATACTATTCTCGATATGCTGTTCCAGTTGGTCTGAGTCTTTCGGGAACTCCTTTAAATGAGTCTTTAGTTGCTCTTCACGAAATTCTTCCCATTTTCCAAAAAGAGAATAAATTGCAGAAAGTTCAGTGTGTAATTCTAACTGATGGTGAAGCAGCACCTTTAAAGTATCATAAAGAGTTTAATCGTCGTCATCAAAGTGAACCTTATCTTGGTCTTAATTCAATTTGTAGTAATGCATTTTTGCGTGATCGTAAGACTGGAAATACTTATTCTCTAGATGTTGAATGGTTTGGTTTTACCGATATTCTACTTCACAATCTTCGTGATAAATTTCCTACTGTCAATTTTATTGGTATGAGAATTTTGGAATCACGTGATGCCAATAACTTTATTCGCCGTTATACTGGGTATATTGGCACGGATTATGATAAAATTACCTCTTCTTGGAAGAAAGAAAAAACCTTCTCTATTAAGAACTCTGGTTATCATACCTACTTTGGTCTTTCTGCTTCTGCCCTGGCAAATGATACTGAGTTTGAAGTTGCTGAAAATGCAACCAAGACTCAAATTAAAACTGCCTTTGTGAAGAGTTTGAGGAGTAAAAAAATGAATAAGAAAGTTCTTGGTGAGTTTGTAGAATTGGTTGCCTGACCACTTTCCAAACTGTCACGGGGGCACCGACTGCCCCCTTTTTTGTTGGTATAATATAAGAGTTCAAGACAAAACCACCTAACTACATCATGCCCCGCAAAATTTCTGTGACTGACGATCAACTGTTTGCTGACCTAAAAGAACTCTTCGGTTCCGAATTCAGTTCTGGTGATATTCGTGGATATTGTGCTTCTCGCAGTATTAATTATCAGACTGTGACTCGTCGCCTAGAACCATTTAAGACTGATCGTGGTCGTTGGAATCTTGAAGTGACGCAAGAGAAGGTAGAGCAAATCGAACGCACCTATCAAGCACCTTCTGCCCTTCCTGTTGTGGAACAAAATCTTATTCCTGATAAAGATGATACCTTCGTCAAGTTTGGTAATTTTAACGACATTAAGAAAATTATTTCTTCCAATCTCTTCTATCCTACATTCATTACGGGTCTTTCGGGTAATGGCAAAACGTTTAGTGTGGAGCAAGCGTGTGCTCAACTTAAGCGCGAACTAATTCGTGTAAATATTACAATTGAAACTGATGAAGATGATCTTATTGGGGGTTTCCGCCTTATTAACGGCGAAACTGTTTGGCACAACGGTCCCGTTATCGAAGCACTCCAACGAGGTGCTATATTGCTCCTTGACGAGATCGACCTCGCAAGTAATAAAATTCTCTGTCTCCAATCCATCCTGGAAGGAAAGGGAGTTTTCCTTAAAAAGATT